GAGTACGCATTCCTTCCAGAAAAGAAAATGATTCTTCCTGAAGGTGAACCACCATATAAACCTGCCGATGAACCACTGGGTATGACACCAACGAATTTGTTCAGCGAGATGAAGAAACTTTATATCTTCTGTCGGGCAGATCTTAAACCACTAAAGCGTGAGAGTCTATTCATTTCTTTTATCGAAGGATTGAAGAAAGAAGAAGCCAGCATTATCATTGCAGCTAAAGACCAGACTTTACATAAATTGTATCCTAAAATTACTAGGAAATTAGTCAGTGATGCTGGATTCATCCCACCACTCCCTAAGAAAGTCAAAGAAAGTGCAACATCTTAAACCAGAAGACAAAGACTTCCTACTGTTTTTAATGTCTCTTAAAGATGATGAATTTACGATGCTTCTAAACTCTATGTCAGCAGAGGACTGCATGAAAGTCGCTGTGATGATACAAGAAGCCAAAGATGAATTTTACGATGATATTATGGAAGCAGAGGGCATGCCCGAAGCATTTGCAGTAACTAAGAGAATCAAAGCGAAGTTAAATGAGACCTGAAGTTAATGAAATTCTTAATTGTTTTGCCAAAAGAATATATGACATACAATTTATTGACATCTCAATAACATCTAAAAAGAAAGCGATAGATATCGACGCACGTCTTTGTTCTGATGCTTTAAGTTGTGATGTGCCGAGTGTAACTCATACAAGTGAGTATGTTTTAAGCAAAGGTGTTTGGTGGAGTCAAACAGCACTTGAGTTATTTTGGAATGCAAAGATTTATAATAAAGATGGTAGTCTTGCCAGAACTGTTAGGCAAAGAAGAAAAGGATATGAAAGTAATTGTAAACGAAGAATGTTTACAGTTGAACATGAATATCCTCTTGGAATCTTAAAGTCTAAAGTAATGCAGAAAGAATTTAAGAGCGTTCAGGCTGTTAAAAATTATTTGTTAAAGTATAACAAAGCAACTATTGTCACTCATGCAGAAGATTTAAAGTTGAAAAACTCTGGAAAGAAAACTGCTAAGACAATACAGGAAGCGTCTGATAGATATGAAAAGTGTGGGATTAAAGTTGTTGAGTTTTCCGAGTTTCCGAAATTACCTTTATAGAATGGAGATATATTATGCCTAATTGGTGTTACAATACTGTGACTCTGTCACATGAAGATCAAACTAAAATTGATGCCTTCGAAGAAGAACTTCAAAAAGAAAAATCTGAGCCACTGAATCATCTGCGTCCCAACCCAGCAGGTGCATGGGACTATGGTTGGTCAGTCGAAAACTGGGGTACAAAGTGGGATGTTTCCATGCAAGATTGGGAACGAGAAGATGATAATACTATCGTAATGCATTTTGATTCTGCATGGGCTCCTCCAACTACACTTTACGAATTTCTTTTCGGAGAAGGATGGGATGTTCGTGCACTATATCATGAACCTGGAATGGGGTTCATTGGTAAGTATGAAGATGGATGTGATGAATACTATGACTATGATATTACAGATCGTGATTCAATTGAAGATCTTCCAGAAGATCTAATTGATTTCGGTGGCTTAATGGATGAACTTGATCGTTACGAAGAAGAACAAGAAGAAGAACGTCTTTCTGAACTTGAACGCACTGATTGGTTTGATAAGAAAGTTAAACCAGTGCGAGAAGGTAGATACGAAGTAGAAACTAAAGCATGGCCATATCCCCAGTACTGTAACTGGGATGGAGAGAAGTGGAGTCGTTGGGATGGAGACGATGTTAAAGTCACTAAATGGCGTGGGTGGGTTGGCGAAGAATGGGATGCTGCAAAAGCATTGGATGATATGATGGAAAAACTGTTATTCGAACAAGTGGAAACTAAATGATATTCAATTTTAAAAAGAGTGCGATAACAGTTGACTGTTTTACATATTCTCCAGTAGCATATGAATTATACAAAATAAGAAAATCTGTATTATTTTATCCAGAAACAATTAAAAAAATGTCTCCATCTTTACCTATTAAAGATAGAAACACTAACATCTCAATAGAGACCCCAACTATTAAAAAATGTACTGGCATCAATGGTCTGTATACCAAAGGTGCAATAATACCTTTGTGGCTGGATTATGTAACTCAACCACAATCATATACTAAAAATGAAAGTGCGTTGGGTGCAACTGATCCACAATGGGCTGAACGTGTTACACAACATGAGAGAATTCAATTTAATCCTTTATTCGATGGATATCATCATGTTAAGTTTGGCTCTGTTTGGAACATAGTAGAGAAAAGTGGATTGAAATTTATTTGGATCCCAGCATTATACAATCTAGAGGAATATCAGTTAAATGACAAGATTATAATCCCTCCAGGTTTGACGTATTACGATGAGCAACCTCAGAGTAATATTAATATATTCATTAAAAAAGACGCAGAGAATTTTATTCTGAGAGCAGGAACTCCATTGATACAAATTATTCCACTAACTGAAAAAAATGTTGAATGGAAATGCCATCTAGTTGATATGAAAGAGTGGTATTCTAAGAATACAATCCCGCATGACTTATCACAGTATTATGAAGGTGTTAGAAATAATCGATGGACTAAAGAGAAAGCAGTATCCGATAAAATGGATGCCGAAGAAAAGAAGGGTAAGTGCCCATTTGGATTTGGTCGATGAAACAAAAATGGATTGACGCATTTATGGACACGGCTGAGAGATTCTCTCAGTTGTCCAGTTCACGTCGTTTGCATGTTGGTGCAGTTGTCGTAAAGGACAATCGTATCATATCAATTGGTTATAATGGAACACCTGCTGGTTGGGATAACAACTGTGAAAATGAATTTGGATTAGACTTTAATGGTAACATAACTCTGGTAACGAAAGATGAGGTAATACATGCTGAAGCGAATGCGATCTCTAAGTTGGCAAGATCGAACGACTCTGGGCTTGGTAGTGATATGTTTATTACTCATGCTCCTTGTGTGGATTGTGCCAAGTTAATTTATGGAGCAGGTATAAATACAGTGTATTATCGAAATTCATATCGAGATACGAGTGGATTAGATTTTTTAATTAAATGTGATATAGGAGTTGAACAAGTATGAAATTTTATGAGAAAGCACTGCGTAGTTTAGGTAAGGTTGTCACATGGCGTATCCTAGTGACCATTACTAACTTTATCGGTGGTTACCTAGCATCTGGATCTTGGATGGTTGGTCTTGGTGTTGTTTCGTTTGCGCTAGTGGTGAACAGTATCCTGTACTTCTTCCATGAACGTGCATGGAACAAAATTGATGCAGGTAAGGAAATCAAAGAAGATGGAACCAATAATTAAAGGTTGGATGTGGAATATTTCACATTGGCCAGTTGGATTAGATGGATCAAGAGTACCACGAAAGATTTTCTGGTATGATTCTTCCAATGATTTAGAATTCACTAAACATACAGGTGAATATCAAATTTTAATGCCAGAAAGTAGTATTATTGCGTCACAATTAGAAATAGAATATGTGCATAAGCACATAAAAGAAATTTCTGATGGAAATCACCAGTTTGTACGTCCAAATGAAGATGGTACTAAGTGGATATTAAATATACCATCTGTTGTTTTATCTAGATCAATGATGTTGAGGTTGGGTGCATGATAGTAAATTTTATGGTTCAACGTCTCCAAGACGTAATTGATTATCCAAAATTCGATAGGTTCAAAGCAGAAAACTTTGACGAGATATTCTCGCAGTATATGGAATTGGGATTAGAAAACTGGAATAATACAGATGGTGTTTTTATTAATGGAAACATGAGTGGATTTCAGGATAGAACAAGAACACTCCCACACTATCTAAAGATGAGTGGTTGGGAACCACTACCAGAAAAAGATACCAGTTTTGACAAGACATTTAAACAAATAACTCTTGAGACTGCAAAGGCAATTGTTGATCGTGCCAATGGTCAACAGATTGCTATTTCTTGGAGTGGTGGTCTAGACAGCACTACTGTTCTATTTGCACTACTTCAATACGCAGATCCAAAACAACTTATTGTTGTTTGTAATTACTACTCAATCGTTGAATCTGGTTCTGTGTTTGATCGTTTTATTCGTGGTAGGGGTATCCGATATTCATTAAATATGTCTGTCAGTAATCCAGAGTTTGCAGATGGTATAATTGTAACTGGCTATCTTGGCGATCAATTGTTTGGTAAACTACAATCTTTAACACCAGAGCAATTCAAGATGAATTGGCGTGTCGGTATGTCGAATAAACAAGTAGAGTGTATGGAAAGAATTCTAGAGAACTATCCTGCTACTCATCGTGTACATAACAGAAAACAGTTTTCTAGATTTATTGAGTTAAATTGTAAATGGCAGATGGGTAAGACCAATCGTATGCGTGATATAAAACCAGAGATTGCTTCTCGTATGATTAACTTCTATGAGACAGTTGACTATCAGAAATGGTCTCTTGGTTCATATGAGGAATGGCACATAGATTCTGATCCTAAATCATATAAATTACCACTAAGAAAATTTCTAACAGAAATGATGGAAACAGATTACTATTCTTCGAATAAAGTTGTTCAAACATCTCATTTTAGTATTTTAAATCCAGATTGGCTCATGCTTTTAGAGGATGGTACTAACTTATACATAAAGGATTTTAAGTGATAGAGAAGATTAAACAATTTTTATCAGAGTTAAATGAACTTAGAAAAATATACGATTGTCCAACAAATACTGGATTAAATTGATATAAATAAAAGACAGAATCCCAGCGTGATTATACCCAGCGATTAGTTTAAACACTAAACAAATTATAGAGGAAATATGAAAAAGATTTTAGTTACATTATTGCTGGCAGTTTCTGCCAGCGCATTCGCTCAGTGGCAACCAACAAAACCGATTGAAGCGATAATGGCATGGACACCTGGAAGTGTCAATGAATTGTCATTCCGAGTATTAGCAAAAGAAGTTGAGAAGAACACTGGTGCTAAGTTTATTATCATCAATCGTCCAGGCGCAGGTGGTGTTCTCGGCACAGAATATCTCAGTAAACAACCAGCTGATGGTTACTCTGTTACCAATGTATCTGTTCCAGGTATTGCAGCAATGGACAAAGTTCAAGTCCAAGGTAATGGTCGTAGTTATACTACTGACAGTTTTGTTTACCCAACACACATTGCATCTAGTCCATTCGTGATTGTGTCACATCCAAATGACCCAGCCAAAACTCCGAAACAATTTTTAGATTCTCTAAAGAATGATAAGGTTTCCATTGCTGCATCTGGTGGTGCACGTTTAGTCTATGAAGGTATCTCTGCTCGTGTTAAATTTCCAGAAGGTAAAGATGGAGTAGTTCGAGTTGACCACAAAGGTCCAGTCGATGCATTAGTAGATGTTGCTAGTGGTAATGTTCGTTATGCGATCGTTCCATCTCTAGTTGCAAATGCTCTTTACAAAGATGGTCGCATTAATATTATTGCTCTAAGTGCTCCACCTCCAATGCGTCAATTCCCAGGAATTCCATTGTTGGATACTGCTCTACCAAATTTCAACATTACAGGTATGTGGGCTCTTATGCTTCCAGCTGGCACTCCAAATGATGTAGTTGAGTGGTACAATAGAGAGTTCACAAAGGCTATGAAGTCGGATGAAGCAAAGGCTGTCTTCTATGATAATCTACTCTTAGAAAGAACAGACTTACAGAATCCTAAATCAATGGCAGAGTGGGTAAAGTCCCGTGAAAAACAGTGGCAACCTCTGGTTGATACAGTTTTAATCAAAAATAATCAAAAATAATCAAACTCTAACTTAAAAAGAGTTATAAATAGAATCGTGTGATGTGCCAATTTTTGGATCACCGTTAACTTGTAAACAACTTAAAGGAATTACAAAAATGACAGCTACTACAGCTAAACCAGCAAAAGAATTTTTAGACGATCTATGGGAATCTTTCATGCCTTTGCATAAAGTTGCCGAGATCCAAACTCGTCAGTTCTTTGCAGAAAAAGGTAAAGACAAAGAAGCCCTAGAAAACTTCTTCCATATTCGTCTCTCTAACGAGCGTATGAACATGATTGAACTTTCTAAGAAAGTTTCTGAACTACCAGCCCTAACAGATCCAGAAGAGTGCCGTTTGCTTTCTAAGCAAGCATGGGACGAAGCTGAGCACTTCCGTATTGTATACGAAGTTCTTGAGCATCTAACTGGTGAAAAGCCAAACCTAGAAAAAATCTGGGAAACTTATGGTAAAGTTGATGTCCGTATGGGCGCATCTTTGATCCAGAAGTATGAGGCTCATGGTAATCCAATCATGATGCACTTGTATCAGTACATGGCTGAAGGTCGTGCTTCTCATGTTTGGAACACAATGGCACAATGTGCTGGCGATGAGTTCATTCAGAAGCGTTATGATCGTGTTGCTCGTGACGAAAAGTTCCATAGCAATATCGGTCGTTTGATGCTTGAGAAACTTGTTACTACTCCAGAAGCACAGGCAGAATGTTTGTCTTTGGTTAAAGAAATGGTTTGGGATCTATTTGAGTGCTCATGCACTTCATTGGGTGATTTCAAGACTGCTTCTCCAGAAGTTCAACAAATCATGGTAGAAGGATATGGTCAACCACATCGTGAACTATGTGTTGAGTTCAATGCTAAGGAAGCACTCGCTGCTTAATTAACCTTTCTTTGTTATGAAAATTTTGATTTCAATGAGGGATTTTCGGATCCCTCCTAATAATTTTTTATTCGATTGCCTAGAAAGAAGCTGGTATTCTTTCCTAGGCAATCATCATTTAATCCCCCATGCAAATACAAGAACAGTTGATGAAACTATCGATTTTGATTGTTTAGTGCTGACTGGTGGAACTGATAGTGCAGCAAGAAATGTTACAGAGAATCTTTTATTCCTCCATGCAATCAAACGCAAGAAACCTATCCTTGGTATATGCCATGGAGCATTTGTTGTCAATGAGTTGAGTGGTGGTGTCAATAGTAGTAGTACGTGTTACGATTATATTCCTGCGCATGATAACACTGAGCATGAAGTAATGATGGATGGCAAGAAAGTTCTTGTCAATAGTTATCATGGACAAACCATCACACAACTTGGTCCACAAATGGTTCCAATTGCCATACATGAACCAGACGAAACAATCGAAGCATTCAAACATCAAGCACTGCCAATTTATGGCATTGTGTGGCATCCAGAGAGAATGGATGTACCAGTCTTACCAGAAGAAGTTGCAATTCTTTTAAAATAATTGTTGACTTTCATCAAATAGTACTGTATAATAGGTGCTGTAGTGATGAAAAACTCCTATATAAATAATAACCCTACGAAATGTAAGGTTATTAAAAGTAAGTTTGACTTTAATCCGAAAGAAGAATATAATTCTACCATGAATTCGAAAATGATATCCTCGTTAAGCAGAAAGCATCTACCGCTAGTTAATAGTGGTTGGACATGCTCACGCCCACAGTATACATTTGCGATTGAGTTGGATAGTGGGGGTTTTGGAAAGTAAAGTAAACAGACAAAGTTTATTTCCCAAAACCCTCGGATGAAAATCTGAGGGTTTTTTGCTTTAAGGGGTTGACGATAGTGTCAACATGAGATAAGATCTCGCCCTGTTCTTTAAAAATTTGCGTACCAAATGTTGGGGGTTAGTGTAGCGGTAACACTACAGACTTTGACTCTGTCATCACTGGTTCGATCCCAGTACCCTCTGCCATATAAAAACACATTTCAGCAGGATAGCCTGTGATGAATAGTTTCTGTTTAGTACAGTATTCGAAGTGTGTTTCTATATGGGAGTATAACTTAATGGTAAAGTAGTAGGCTTTTAACCTATTAATCAGAGTTCAATTCTCTGTGCTCCTACCAGTTTATGGTGTCGTTAGTTTAATGGTAAAACTACGGGTTGTGATTCCGTCATCATGAGTTCAATTCTCATACGATACCCCAAATATTATGCCAAGGTAGCTCATCAGGTAGAGCACTAGTTTGAAGCACTAGGTGTGGTTGGTTCGAGTCCAACTCTTGGTACCAAATATTCCCGATTAGCTCAGCGGTAGAGCACTCGCTTGATAAGCGATAGGTCAGTGATTCGAATTCACTATTGGGAACCAAAGATATGGAAGGTTAACCAGACTGGGTCTGGCTCTGTTTTGAAAGCAGAAGGTGTGTGAAAACGCATAGAGTTCGATTCTACTATCCTTC